CGTCCTTCTGCGCCGATGGGTGAAGGAACATCACGATATCGGCATCCTGCTCGATGGAACCGGAGTCTCTGAGGTCGGAAAGTCGCGGTCTACGTCCCTGTTTTTCGCTTTCCCGGTTTAGTTGTGACAGGCAAAGGAACGGCACTTGCAACTCCATCGCGGCCAGCTTCACAGATCGCGTGATGTCGCTGAGATCCTCATTTCGGTTCGACTGCCGGCCAGTGGCCTGCATGATGCCCAAGTAGTCGATCACCACCAGGTCTAGGCCGAACTCAGCTTTGTGCCGGATTAAGGCCGTGTGCAGCCCTGGCGCCGTCACCTGCTTCCGCTCGTCCATGTACATCGTCAGCGTCGAAAGTTCCGCGCTGGCCTTAGTGATCGCCCGTGCTTCCCCTTGGTTAAGCGTGCCGTTCATCCAATCGTTCAACCCGACTTCTGCCCTTGCCGCTACCACCTTCCGCGCGATGTCAACTTCGCCCATCTCCAGCGACACAAAAACAACCTGCCGCCTCATCCCAGCAAGGAACACCGATAGCTGAGTAGCCAGCGTGGTCTTACCTGCTCCGGGTCGTGCTGCCACGATTGCCAGATTGCCGGGCCGTAAACCGCCCGTGGCAGCGTTTAATCGGTACCAGGGGAATGGTAGGCCATTCTCAGTCAATTGCGGCTGAGAGAAGGCCTTCCACGCTTCCGCGGAACCGTCGCCGCGGATGACCTCGCCCAGGCTTTTGAACCGTTGCGGCGGTTGCGTGCTTTCCGAGAGTTTCCGGATCACCTTTTCGGCAGCAAGTACGTCATCGGTCGTCGCCGTTGGCAGGCACAGCCGCTCAATCGTCACCCGGCAAAGTTCTACCGCTTGCCGTAGCGTCGATTTCATGCGGACGCGCGTGGCATAGTCGCCGATGTTGGGAATGTCCGGTACGCCGTCCTCCATGTCGGTGAGTCCCGATAGACCGCCGATCTTGTCGATGGCTTCCTGCCCAAACTGCGCGAAGTGCTTGAAGATCGTCACTCGGTCAACGGCTGAACCGGCTGATCTCAGCTTGGTAATAGCGCGCCAGATGTCCCGGTGCGATTCGACGATGAAGTCGAGTTCTACCAGCGTGTCGGCTACTTGCGGGTGATAGACCGCGAAGTTCTTTAAGACCAGGCCGAGAACGAAGCGTTCACAGTCAACGTCTGCCGGTAGGCCGTATGTGTCGATGGCGCTCATAGCCGCTCGTACTCCACTTCTGGCGTCAGGTCGCGTTTAGCCGTCGTAGGCGGCTTCTTCTTGAACCACTCATCGTTCAGCCACGCCTCCAGCTTTGGCGCGAAGGCTTGCCCGTTGTTGTCCCAGTATTCCCGGTAGGCCTTAAGCGACTTCCTGATAGGCTTCAGCCATTCGTTCCAGCGTTGCTCGTCCTCTGCTAGTCGCTGCCAGTGGTTTGTGAAAAAAAGGCAGACCATGTTTTCGTTGCTGCCTTTGGGGTGTAGTTCGCGAAACTCTTGAACGGCGTCGGCTACCGGAGAGTGCATGGGTGGGTATTTGGATATGGAAGAGGATACGGATACGGAAGAGGAAGAGGAAGGTTCAGCATGTGTTGGCGTTTCGTTGGAACGCTCGTTGAGCACTTGTTGAACATGTGTTGGAACACTTGTTGAACAAGTGTTCGCGCTTTGGTTGCGGCGAGAATTGCCTGAAGCCTCACCAGCCTTTTTCCGTTTCTCCAACACTCCCACCAACATAGGCCGCTTTTCATCAACCTTCCAATGATGTAATCTTCCATCCTCGCCGATAGTGAAGCACGGTGAAATCTTAGGCCACTCAGCGAAGAATTCTTTCGGCGTTCCACCTGAGATCGAAAGCAGCGCCTGTTGGTCGTTTGGCAGGCTTCCTTCGATCCAACAGTAGTCAAACAGTTCGCGGATCATGCCGCGCCCGGCGCTAGTCAGTCGCATCCGCGTTTCACTGCGAAGCCAGTCAGCCGGATACATCGGGTAGGAATGCAAAATAGCATCCCTCATACGAGGTTCTCGTTCATAGTTTTGCCTTTACGAATGTTCCCGGTTAGCCTTAAAAAAATGGGGGGGGTAAGCCCCCCAACTCGTAAAGGTCTAAACCGTGTCGGGGATCAGCCGACTACTCTATTTTCGCACTTTTTTCGCCGTCACTCAACAGCTTTTCGGCCTCTGCCATCGCTCCGGCTGGCGTCGGAAATCCGCGTAACGTCCGGTGACACTCGCCGTCAATGTAGACATCCCACATGCCGGTCCCCCAGCACTTCGCAACTTCGACACCGGGTCGCAGCCGGTAGGTGTTCGCGTCGATCTTACGCCACCACTTCATGACTCGTACTCCATCAGGAACTCCTCGGCGAACCAGTCAAAGAGTCCCAGCGTGGCCCCGCTTTGGTCGGGGCCTCCGCTGATGATGTACTCCGCGCACTCACGCTGTTGTTGCTGGCAGTATTCGATGGTCATGCCAGCGCCTCAAACAAGCTGATCTGAGTGACGTTTTCCCCGTTGGCTTCGGCAAGATTATCGGCTGCGATGTCGAAGTAGCTTTTCTTCAACTCAGTGCCGACGAACCGACGACCACATTTCAGCGCGACATACCCTTCCGAGCCGATGCCAGCGAACGGCGAGAAAACCAAGTCTCCATCGTTGCTCCAGAGGTGAATACAGCGCTCAATTACGTCGAGTTGCAAAGGGCAGATGTGCCGCTCGTCGTCGCTGTCACGGGCCAGCTTCTTGTTAAGCACATCGGTCTGGTTTATATCCATCCACACCGGCGAAGCGTACCTTTGCCATACGGAAATAGACCAAAGCCTGTACGCTTCTGTGCCACGCTGGAAAGGGTTGAACTTCGGCCAACGGCCAGCCACCATCGGCGGCACTGCTACGCCAGCGTCGTAGGCCGCAATCGAAGCGTCTGGCGGCTCCATGCCTACGTAGCGGTCGAATCTCTCGCCATTGGCCGTCACAGGGTCAGGGAACTCAGCGTCGGCGTTCCACTTGCGAAACGTGATGATGTAGTCCGCCATGCCTTGACGGGACGCCGAGGAATCCACGCAGAGTTGCTTGTACAGTAGGCCATGGTTCTTTGTCCGCTGCATTTCAATCACTGGATCTTTCCAGATTGTGCAACGGCTATGAAAAGTCCAACCTTCCTCCTCAAACGTTCTGATGATGTAGCCGGGGAAGTCTCGCAAACCGGCGGCGCCGTCGCGGCCTCGGTATAGGGGCAGATCCTTGCAATGAACGGCGCAATTACGGCCTGGTATTGTGATCCGGTGGAGCTCGCGAATCAGGAACCGAAACTGCTCCATGAACTCTTCATCGTCCTCGGTGTTGCCCATGTCGGCAATCGAGTCCGAGTAGATGTAGAGGTTCGAGAACGGCGGGGAAAACACCGACAGCCCAACGCTATCATCGGCCATCTCGCGCGCCTTCGTGACGCAATCGGCGTGGTACAGATCCCACCCGTCGCCGCTCGCGTGACCGTCTGGCAGAGCCAAAACAAGCGAGTCATCACGCAACTGCCTAAGGCTTTCATCGCGCATCGCCGCCGTCATTTCTTGACGCATTCCACGAAACTCCTTTTCCTTCGATTCGATAGTGGCGACTAGTGCGCCTTCAGTTTCCGCCTGTACGATGTGGCACTGGACCGGCTTAGTTTGGCCGAACCGCCAGACGCGTCGAATAGCCTGGTAGTAGCTCTCAAACGAATAGGACAGGCCGACAAAGGCAACCTGATTGCAGTGCTGCCAGTTCATGCCAAACCCGCTCAATTGCGGCTTTGAGATAAACACCCGCAGTCGCCCATGGGTAAAATCTGACAGCGTGGCGCATTGCTTTTCGTCGCTCTGTGATCCGCGAATGTCCTTCGCCTCAGGGATTGCCGCAAGTAGCGCATCGGCTTCATAGTCCGAGTAGCACCAGATGAGCCACTGCCCCGGCGCCGCGACGATCTCAGCCACCTTTGCCGCCCGATCATTAACAGTACGCTTCAGTTCCTTATGGATTGCCGTCGAACTCATGTCAGGCACCCTGTACAGCTTGCCGCCTGTGTCCTGTGTCACGTCCACTGAAACGATATGGCTTTGAATGTTTAGTGGTGGCAGCGCGTAGCCTTCATCGCTATACCCAAGATCGCTCGGCATCGTGACGGAAACAGCCCAAGATGCTACCCATCGCCAGAAGTCCGCCGCAGCGTGTTTTTTTAGCCGGTAACCGCCAGCCTTCATCGTGTCGTTCAGAAACCACCGGGAGATCATTTCGTTGGAGTCCATAACCCCAAGAAACTCCGCATGATTTCCAAGTTCCAGATGATCGTTAGGCGCTGGTGTAGCGGTGCAGGCCAGACGAAAGCGATGATGTTTGAAGGCTTCGATCAGCGCCCGCTTGGTTTTCCCCATGTAGCTCTTGAGTATCGACGACTCATCGAGCACCACTCCCGCATATTTCGACGTGTCGAACTTGTGCAGTTTTTCGTAGTTGGTGACTTGGATTGGCGACTCTGAATTTGCAGCCACCAATTCAACTCCGTCAATGCCAAACTTTGCGGCCTCCTCCACCGTCTGTTCTCCTACCGCTTTTGGTGCCAGAATCAACACTGGCCCGAACCTCTCGGAAACGTGCCGAGCCCATTCAAGCTGAATGAACGTCTTGCCGAGTCCTGTATCAGCGAACACCGCAGCGCATCCGCGCCGCAGAGCCCACGGTACGATAGCGGCCTGATGCGGCTTTGCCATCGGGTTTACTGGCCCGCAGTCGAATCCAGTTCGAGGAGCGCCTACCATCTTTTTGGTCAGGAACTCTGTATAGTCCATTACGCCACGCTCCAAACCCGGATAAATGCCCCGCTCGGCAGTCCCATTGCGATTGCTTCATCGCTGTATGCCTTTTGCGCGAATACCACCACCACCCGCGCATCGTCGGCCCATACGCCGCCAGTGGTGAGCGCGTCCTCTGTTGATCTGATGAGCTTCGATAAGTCCGGCTTGCGGTCGTGGCGTGCTGTTTTCTTGCGGCTCTTTGGCCGTGGGAATACGAATACGATATCGCAGCCCAGCGGCCCGTCAAGCGGCGATCTGCCAGCCATAGCCTCCTTACCTGCCCACGCGACGGAATCGCGCCACGGTGCCACCTTTTTCGACGATTCGACCATGCGCCCGCCGCCTACGTGACGCTTGCTACCCTGAGGCCCTGGAACGCCCAGTACCGTGAAGCTGACCTCTTCCGGTGATTCGTGGTTCATGCCGCCTGAGTCGTGTATCTTCGGTTCGCCTTTCACTTTCCACCTCTCGCCGCAAGAATGCGCTCCAGGTCTTCGTCGGTGATGCCCAGGCTGTCTTCTGCTGGCATGACGATGGGCTCTGGCTCCCGGTACCATCCTTGCTGCCATGCGTGTTCTGTGAGTGCTGCCAGATCAGCGCAAAAAGTGTCGAGCGCCGTTTGCAGGATGCCCTGATACACCGCGTTGGGGTAGATGCGGACAACTACCATCGGCAAGCCGCGGAAGTTGGAAACCAGGTCGCACCAGTGCCGCCCGGTGACGAGTAGCTGCCCCTGCGTCTGCGCCCAGTGGTCACGCACAAAGCCGGGTAACTGACCGCCAGATAGGATCGCTTGCGTTGTCTCAAACGTCATCGATCCATAGTCCGTACAGTCCAGCAGCGCCGCCAGGTGGACCTTTGGCGATGCCGGGTTTTTGAACTCGACCAGACCTTCTGTGCCGATCAGCCCGTCAGGACTCGCCCCGTAGCGTTCGGCGTCATCAGTAAAGAATCCGCCGTCATCGATGACAACACCGCGCTCAAACTCATACGCGGCCCGTGCAATCGGCTCCCACTCGCGACCGTGTTCCATGGCGGCACTTGAAAACTGTGCCGCCGGGTCTAGGCCGAAGATGCGATTAGCGAGTAGTTCTAGTTGGTAGTTGCGAACCGCCTCACCTTTGCCGATGGTCCACTTTGCCGGTGATACAAGCACGTCGAATTTGCTTGACGTCGGAATGGTGCTGCGTAGGTCGTGCCAGCGCTGAGAGCCTTGGTCTACTGAATGGTATTTCATTTTTTAAGACCCGCCGCTTTCTGCGCCGTGTCGAGCTTCGCCATGACTTCGGCGTGCTGCGCGCCCTGCTTGATCTGGTTGATGGTATCCACCTTGAACTGCGTGGCGATCCACTTGAAAAACGGGGCCTGATATTTGCCGGGTTGCTTGTCTTCCAACGCCCTGATGATGTCACAGATCATATCGGCCTGATCCTGTGTGATTCCCGGCAAGCCGCGCCCAAGGTTTCCATCGTCGTCGTGATCTTCGGCAACAATGTCAAACGCTGCCACCGTCACGAAGCGGCGCCCGTAGGTCGATACGCTGCCAGCGCCCTGGACATCGTTCTTGCCGCCGCCAGAGTCTACGAGCGGCATCGGAATGCTGCGCCATTCGCGGCTGTATCCATTGGCGTGGATGATGGTCATGATAGTGCAGACCTTCGGCGCGCCGGCTACCATCTCGCTGCTATAGCTGGCCGTAAGCCCGTTCGCTGCCAGTACAGGCTTGATGGCCTTGCTGATGTCGTCGTGCTTGATGAACTTGATTACGCTGGCGCCGCCGCCACCCTTGCCTGGGTAGACGATTTCGCCGTTCTTTTTGATGTGAATCTGGCTGATCTGCGCGTGTGCCGCCGCGAACGCCCGATTGAACTCCTGCTTCTTTTGCTCTTGGTCCATCTCCCGCGCCATGTCGAGAAAAGCCTTGATGCGCTCCGGGTCCAGCGAAGGATTCATTGCTGCCGACATGACCGCCTGTAGCATGGTCGGTTGCTCGGTCGTCGCCACGGATTGATTGCCGATTGTGGCTAGTTGCTTGTCATCGCTCATGCGATCCTCCAAACACGTATTGTCCCGTTTTCCTGTTTCCGAACGGTGACCTTTATGCCAGTTTGACCAGCCATAGCATGTATTGACCGATATTTTCCGTTATTCACAGTAAAAGAATCTCCAACTCCCATTGCTCTCAACGCATGGCATATACCATGGGTCTTTTTACGTGCAGGACCAGGGATCGGAATCCCACTTTCAATCTTGAATTCATCCATTGTTGTCCATCTCCTCTTCTTGCTTCTGTTGAGCGGCAAGTCTAAACAGCACCTTTGCCGCCATGTGAACGATACCGCCCTTGCCGTACTCGTCTTTGATCCTGTCCATCAACTCGTCGATTTCGTTACAGATTTCCTGCTTCGTCGTCGAGTTGGTCGCTGCTCCATCTGTCGTGTGCATCGTCCTCTTTCTCCCTGTCCTCTCGCATGTCTGCCACTGTCGGGCCTTCGTCGCGCTCACCGTCCTCCAGACGCTTCACACGGCGCACAGGATCACCGCCACGATGGTCAGAGCAAAGATGGCGCCGTCGATCAGGTCGCGGCGAGTCACGGTTTCACCGCCAGCCAAACTACGACAGCAGCAGCAACAAATAACAGCGCCACCGCAAGACGCTTCACCCGCTTTTCGGCCTTTTCAGCGCGGCGCTCGTGGTAGCGGACAGCCGACTCGGCAACCTCCAAAGACTTCCGATAGTGCTGCTCCATTGCCCGCGCGTGTCGAAGTTCCGGCGTGTCAATAGGG